CCTTCTTTTAATCGTTCTGATTATGACGCCTTTCGTCCGGGCGAAGCTGTTCCCTACAGGCAAAAAAGAATTATGGCTGCCTGTGGAGCCGCATATGACAAGGTGGGGATTATCCGAAATGTCATTGATCTAATGAGCGACTTTGCTAGTCAGGGTTTGGTTCTCGTTCATCCCAATAAGCAGATTGAAAAGTTTTACCGCAAGTGGTTTAGTCAGGTAAAGGGTTATGACAGAACAGAGCGTTTTCTTAACTATCTTTACAGAACTGGAAATGTTGTGGTTCAAAGAAGAACCGCAAAGCTAAACAAAAAACAGGAAGAAAACCTAAAAAGAGCTGCTGGTGCGGATATCCTTCTTGATCTAAAAAAGCAGGCAAAGAGAGAAATTCCTTGGGTTTATGACTTTATTAACCCTGTTGCGATTGATGTTAGAGAGGGCAGTAAGGCAAGCCTTGGTCGTCCAGAGTTTTTGCTAAACATTTCAAAGTATACATACAATTCTTTGATGAGCGATATTTCTAACGACACAAGTCCCGTTAAGACACTACCTTTAGATGTTCAAAGAAGGTTGGCAGCAGGAGAGAGAAAGTTGCCGCTAGATATGAACAGAACTTTCTTTTACCACTACAAGAAAGATGACTGGCTACTCTGGGCCAATCCGATGATCTATGCAATTTTAGATGATGTAAACATGCTGGAGAAAATGAAACTTGCCGACCTTGCCGCTTTGGATGGGACAATTAGTCAGGTTAGATTATGGACCGTTGGCAATTTCGATAATAAAATTGTTCCTACAAAGGCTGGTTTGGAAAAGGTCAGAAATATTATCGCTAGTAACGTTGGTGGTGGTACTATGGATTTGGTTTGGGGTCCAGAGCTTAGTTTTACAGAGAGTAATTCCCAAGCGTATAGATTCTTAGGTTCAGAAAAGTATCAGCCTGTACTCACCAGTATCTATGCCGGTTTGGGCATTCCTCCTACTTTGACGGGTGCTTCTGGATCTAGTGGTGGATACACCAACAATTACGTTTCGTTAAAAACCCTTATCGAAAGATTAGAGTATGGAAGAGAGGTAGTTGCGGGCTTTTGGAGACAGGAGATAGAGTTTGTAAGAAAAGCTATGGGTTTCAGACTTCCTGCCGAAATACATTTTGATTCCATTATTCTTTCTGACGAATCTGCACAGAAAAAGCTACTTATGGATTTGGTTGATCGTGGTATTATGTCTGATGAAACTCTTTTAGAAAGAATGAGAGAGATTCCTAGCATCGAAAAGGTTCGCACAAAAAGAGAACAAGTGGAAAGAGCTAATCAATCTGTTCCTAATAAGGCCGGTCCATATCACAATCCTCAACATAAAGAGGATATGGCTAAGATTGCTATGACAAAAGATATTTTAGACTCAGAAGAGTATTTGCAAGAAGGTCTTGGGCTACCATACAAAGAGCCACCAGCACCTCCTGTCGCTCCACAAAAAGAAGCCAGCAAACCAAGTGACAAAAGCTCTCCACCGGAAGACGCAGGGCGACCGAAGAACTCCACAGACACCAATCCTAGAAAGCAGAGAAGGGTTCTCCCTAGAAGTGGCGAGCCTACTTCTGCTACACTTTGGGGTATACAGGCACAAGAAAGTATTTCTAAACATATGAACTCATTTGCCTGTAGGCACTTTGGTAAATCTAGTGCTAGAGAACTAAATAAGGCAGAGGTAGATCAACTAGAGTATTTAAAGCTTTGCATTTTTACAGGTCTTGACCCTATGATCGAAGTAACTCCCGATATAATAAAGGATGTTTTAGCACTAAATACTAAACCGAGCATAGCCTTTTTGAAACTATCCGAAGGTAAGGTTATGGCCTTTAATAATGTAATGAGAAGAAAACCAAACGTTTCTGAAATGAGACATATTTACGCCGCTGCCTTTGCTGAGATTTTTTGTTCTTGGGCTGAATAATTGAAAATAGAACCCTTTATCTACTGTTTTGTGTATTATCAGTTATGGAGAAAAAAATATGAACATACCTATTTATCAATCTGAAATTAACGACGGGCTGGCAGAGCAGATACAGAACAATTCTGTTGCATACTTTGCTGCTGCGAGTCCCGGAAAAGTTCTTGAAGTCTGCGAAGACGAAAATCTCCAGAAACTATTAGCACAAAATATTAACGACAATGAGCTGTCAGTTTCCTTACGGACTGTAGCTGAGAACAAAGATCAGATTGACCTATTTTACATTAAGTCTGTTTTGGTAAGCACAGGCTGGAACAAAAACGACGACGTTTTTGATCCTCAAGAACTCTGGGACGCTAGAAACACTCCCGAAGACAAGCCGTTTAACTTTATGCACGATGAAAAAGATATCATTGGACATATAACTGCTAACGAGGTTGTTGATTTTAACGGTGAGCCTATCGACGAAAATTCTCCGGTAGCTCCAAAAGAGTTTAATATTCTTACCTCCGCTGTTATCTATACAGAATGGTCTGACATCGAACAGAAGCAAAGATTAAATCAAATTGTTGCAGAAATCGAGGATAACAAATGGTTCGTTTCTATGGAGTGCCTTTTTCCCAATTTCGACTATGCCCTTAAAAATTCTAAGGGCGAAACTAAAGTCGTTTCAAGGAACGAGGCTTCTGCCTTTTTAACAAAGCATTTAAGATCATATGGAGGAACTGGAAAATATGATGATTACCAAGTGGGAAGACTGTTAAGAAACTTATCGTTCTCTGGTAAAGGCTTGGTTTCAAAACCCGCAAACCCGCGAAGTATAATTCTGGAAGGAAATGATTTTTTCGACGAATCACAATCTAAATTGTTAACTTTATCTTCATTAAAGGAGAAGAATAGTATGTCCGATCAAGACAATCAGGTTCAAAACCTGAAAGCTGAATTGGCAGAAGCAAAAGCTGCTAACGAAGCTCTTAAAGAAAAGGCCGAAAAAGAAGCAAAGGCTGGTTATGAATCCCAGATTGCAGAGCTAGAGGCACAAATTTCAACCCAAGCGGAAGATCTTAAACTGGTAAACCTGTCACTGTCTGAAAAGTCAGAGGCTTTCGACGCCCTTAACGTGGCAAAAACAGAGCTTGAAGAAGCCGCTGTAGCCATGAAAAAAGAAGTCGATGCAATGAAAAAGAAAGAGGCCATGATGAAGCGTAAGGCCCAGCTTGCAGAAGCAGGGTTTGAAGCGGAAGAAGCCGAAGCGACTGTTTCTGAGTTCGAGAACCTTGCAGACGAAGATTTTGATAGAGTTGTTGCTCTTGTCAAGAAGTCCGGTGCTAAAAAGGAAAAAGAAGAAACAGAAGAAACAGAAGCCGGTATGCCTCCAGCTTTGAAGGAAGCTATCGAAAAGAAGAAAAAAGAAAAAGAAGGTGACGATGCTAAGGCAGAGGTTAGCCCAGAGCTGGACCCAGCAGAAGCAAGTGTCGAACTTCTTGAAAATGCAGAAACTCCACAGGAGTCTGCTGTTGCCCAAATTAATTCTGAGCAAGAGTCCGAGCAGGAAATGCTTCGTGCCTCGGCATCAGAGTGGATTGGATCTCTTTTGAAATCCAACAAATAATAACCCAATAAATAAAAATCCTTAAAGGAGATTTCACATGGCTCTCAAGCAAGACAGATCGACTCTGCAAACAGACATTAGCTTCTTCATGAATGAAGTTGCAACAAGGGGTGGCGTTGTTGCCCTTTCAACTGCCGGTTCAGGTGCTTCAATGGACAACGGTAACGCCGTTGTTACATATGCTGCCGATCCTTCTGGCGTTGCCCCACTGGGACTTTTGGTTAACGATATGGTCAATCTTGACCTTACTCGTCAACACTTGAACCAGTACAAAGACGAAGTTCAGAAGGGTGGAAAAGTTACCCTTCTTAATAAAGGATGGGTTGTTACCAACTCATTGGAAGGAACACCTGCGGGTGGAGATTTGGCCTACTTAGGTCACAGTGGAAATATTGCCACGCCGACTGCGGCTGACGGTATTTCTGGTGGTAAGGATAATGCCGTAGGACGATTCCTTGGTGGCGTTGACCAGTACGGTTACGCTAAAGTCTACATCGACTTGCCTAACAACTAATAAATTCTTTTAAGGAGAACATTAACATGTCAAAAGAAAGACCTTCTGGCGAATTTTTGGAACTGCTTCGCAGATCCGGCGATAGCGACAAAACAGTTGCTATTCAAGCACAGCGAGAAATCGCAAAAGCCTTGGAAACACCTCTTCGTAAGGGTGTTTTGTTTGGCGACGTTGTTCGTGGTATTTACGAGGCTATGCCTCTTGAGCCGGGAGCAAGCCCAGAGTTCCCATTGGATTTGCTTGCACCGGGAACTGAAATTGACCACATCGCTTTCACGAATCCCGGCAACGGTCGTATTCCTGAGAAGCATGTCGAAAGTGATTACGTCATGATTAATACTTATGGCGTAACTAGCTCGATTGACTTCCTTCTTCGTTACGCTCGCGAAGCTAACTGGAATGTTGTTGGTCGTGCAATGCAGGTTCTTGAGTCATCTTTCGTAAAGAAAATGAACGACGACGGCTGGCACACACTGCTTGCTTCTGCTGTTGATCGTAACATCTTGGTTTACGATGGTGATGCTGGTGCTGGTCAGTTCACCAAGCGACTTGTTAGCTTGATGAAGACTGTCATGCGTAGAAACGGTGGTGGTAACAGCGTTACTGCTCCGGGTCGTTTGACCGACCTTTACATGTCGCCAGAAGCTATCGAAGATATCCGCAACTGGGGTATCGACCAGCTTGACGACGTTTCTCGCAGAGAAATCTACGTTGCGAGCGATAACGGTCCTCAGCTTACTCGCGTGTTTGGTGTAAACCTTCACGACTTGTTTGAGTTTGGTGACGGTCAAGAGTATCAGGATTACTTCCTGAACGACCTTGGTGGTAGCATCGAGGCATCAGACGTTGAGTTGGTGGTTGGTATTGACCAAAGTGCTAATGACAGCTTTGTTATGCCTGTCAAGAAAGAAGTTGAGATCTTTGAAGATCCTGCACTTCATCGTCACCAGCGTCAAGGTTATTACGGCTGGGCCGAGATGGGCTTTGGTGTTCTTGACAACCGAAGAATCATCGCTGGCTCGTTCTAAGAACGACCTCGGTAGGTTATTTGGAAAGCCGCTTCTAATGAGGCGGCTTTTTTCTTATAATTGTGTATACTAGGGTAAGTACACATATCAATATTTAGGAACTTGTTGTCATGAAAAAACCTGCTGGCGTAGTATTTTGGTTTCAGCAAGAGGATACTGATGTTTTCTCTAGCCGCCCTATAGATCTTGACGCTTGGAGATATGCTATAAAAGCTGGAGGTTGTGACAAAGCCAGATGTATTAACGAAACGGAAGAAGATTTAAAATTTGACGGTGCTTTTGATTTTGAAATAATTGGAAGCAGTGAAGTAGATTTTAAAAACTGGCTCACAGATAAGGAAAATGTGGTTGTCTTTCAGTGTGAATGGAGTTGTCCAGAGGACGCTATTTCCCTAAGAGAGTTGGATCACACTAAGGTTGATTGGTATGTTTTTGGACATGGTGCAAACGCTCCATTTAATCTTGACGCTCAATATGTTTACATGCCTATTGCAGATCAGGCGGGTTTACATCCAGTACACGCCGCATCTGCTGTAATGCTCCGTAGATGGGAAGAATTATTAGAGGTGGATAAATAATGGCTGTTTCTTTAAATTCTGGACAAGTAGTTAATGACTGCGATAATAACACTGGCTTTAACGGTATTCCTACTCAGACTGAGCCTAGTTTTATTCAAGGAACCGCTGCTATTGGTGAAAAGGTTTCTAATGGCACGACAGACTTTAAAACGACCCAGTTGAGCGGTGGGGGTGGTACTTTTTCTTTTGATTTTAGTAGCGGTGGTGCTAACGAAGGAGATCATCTTCTTTGCTGGATTAATGCTCTAACGCCTATCAATGCCACTACGGGTATTAGACTGTGTATGGATGATAACAGCGTTGGTACTGGCGTATGGGGGCTTGCTCCAGCATCTAACTACACAGGTGGCTTTATTCCTAGAGTTATTGACACTGCCGCAGATTTTACCTCGGTCACAGGCAGTTTCACCACGACAGGAAATCCTGCACAGCTAAACGCTGTAGATGAAGTTGGTTGTGGGTTCACTGCTATTACGATGATTTCTGGTAACTTCGCAAACATGTTGATTGACCAGTTCACCATCGGTACTGGACTTAGGGTTGATGGTACTAGCAATACTTGGAGCACAATAGAGACAGCAGAAGCTTCAAATGTTTGGGGATGGCAGGTTGAGCAGCTTGGTGCATATATTTGGAGAGGTGGTGTTTATTTAGGCCCATCCACAGGTACAGCGACATCTAGCTTTACTGATACTGGTCAGGTTGTCACCTTCGCTGCCGAAAATGTCGCTACCGGCTTTTATGATATTAACATCAGGGGTGCTAATACTACAGTAACTTTTACGCAGCATGTTATTAGTTCGGAAGACCCCGCAATCGCAAGATGGAATCTTACTTTGGATGGCACTTCTATTCCGACGTTTGATGATTCGGCATCGCTTTTCAAGGGTTTTGATGTAATCACGTTGCAGGCTGGTTCAACTTTAGATGGTACAACTTTAGATAGTGGCAATAGCATAATTCAAAACGGTGCAACAATAACAAATTGCAGTATATCAAATGCAAACACCGCAGACGGTGTTGCACTAATACAGTCCGACAATCCAGCGAATATATCTAATTGCAACTTTACTTTTTCTGATGGTCATGCCATAGAGATTACCACCGCTGGAACTTATTCTTTTAGCGGTAATACTTTTACTGGTTATGGTGCAAACGGAACAAATGATGCTGCTATTTACAACAATTCAGGCGGCTTGGTTACAATCAACTCTAGCAATAATTCAGGAATTACTGTAAGAGATGAGCCCGGATCTAATACTACCGTTGTT